AAAATGGATTGTAGAAAATTTAGATTTTGACCAATTAATTTTGGAATACCATAATATAGAAGAACCAAACTCTGGTTGGATTCATTGCTCATATAAAAGTCCAACAAATAATAGAAAACAAACATTGAGAGCATTTAGGAACGATAAAGGCAGTACTCAATATGTGGAGTATAATCCCAGCTGAACGCTTGGTGAATTTACTAAAGATGAATTAACTGATATGTACTCCCGAAAAAACATTTAAAGCTTGACTTTGGTTAAATATATGAGTGCTTGACTTTGTACCGAAAAAATGTTATAATATAGCATATGACATTAAAAATAAAAAAAAATATTGAAGTTAAAAGAAAAGATATCACTTATAGAGAAGTAATTAGACTTTATAGGTCTGGAAAATGGAAATCTTGTCCAGAACTAATACAAAGACTAATTGATATACATGCTTGGACTATAAAAACCATAAACAAATTTTTTCAAAAAAGTCAATGTTTTACAGGAGGCGCTGATTTACAAAATATAATTACCACTAGTAGACAAAATTTAATTGATGAATTAAAAAATGGTTCTATTCAAACTTTAGATGATGACGCTGAATTAGAGATTGAAAAAACAATTGAATTATTAAATAAACCTGAATATAAAGATGTAAGTAATTTTATTATTGATTGTCAATCAAGATTAATTCAAGGATGGGATAAATTTTTTCAAGATGATCCTAAAAAAAAAGATATTGCCCACAAATATGAAGGTGATATTACTTTCATAGATAAAAATAATAATGAAGATACTATAAGTGATTTTTATTTTATGGATTTAACAAGTGAACAACAACAATCATTTTTAGATCAAAAAATACAACACGCTTGTGTAGAAAAAGGATCTATAACCGATATCGCAAATCTTGTCGTTGAATTAAATAGTGGTAGCCCTTGGACCACTGCTAATATGACTTGGATAGAGTGGCTTTCTGCTACAAAGTTTAAAGTTTCAAAAGAGATTATTGAAAATCTTAAATTAAAAAAAATAATGGCTACTATAAAAAGCTCATCACAAAAATATGATTGGAATAAAGGTGGATATATTAATTTAATATTTCAAAATTTTTATATAGTTAAACATTTTGATTCAAAACATAAAAGATATATGCCTACTCCAGAAATTTTAAGAAAATGGGTTAATAATAAAACTGATTACATTACATTCCTTGCTCTTGATGAAACTGATTATAAAGTTTCTAAAAAAATATTTCAATTGCTATCTTTTCTTTTAATGTTACCTAATTCACAAAGATTTGAAAATTACAAATCAATACTAAATCTTTTTATATTTTTCAATCTTTTAATTAATAAAAAATCAGATACTGGACGAGAATTATTACAAGATATATTTGGTAAAGAAATAAAAAATAAGTTTATTATCATACCTAGTGAACAATCTATACAAAAAAGATTTATAGAATTAGTTTTCGAAAATGAAATTAAATTATTAAAAACAGATGTGCTTCACAAAAATGGAGAAGCTAACCTTAAATCATACAATTATGTGACTCAAAAATCGAGTAGAGAATTTAAAGATATACATTTGCAAATTGTTTCTAAAAACTTTAAAACCTTTGTTAAAAAACTTAGAAATGAAGGTCTTATAAAAATTGTTGAAAAACCAGCTTATAAAGATTCTTTACAAATTGCTTTAAATTCTGAAGGTATGGAAAATTCATTCAATCAAGAAATACCATTAAGTAGTCTTATGGATTCAAAGCAATATGAAAACGGTCATTTAATTAGTAATTATGATGAAGGATCCAATGATATAGAGAATTTTCAAAAAGAACAAGTAGGTGTTAATAGATCACACGGTAGTAAAAGTATATAACTGCTTGACTATTTGTTAGGTACATGATATAATATACACTATGAATAAACTGAACGAATATTTTAAAAACAATTATGAAGTAAAGAATTTTACTCATATTCCATTACCCACAGATCCAATAAAACTAATTACCGAAACAATTAATGGTAAAAGGTTTTATGTTTTACCTGATGGTAAAAAGTATCCTTCAATTACAACTGTGCTATCGGATAGGAACAATGAAGGTATAACCAAATGGCGTGAGTCAGTAGGTGAACAAGTAGCGAAGAATATAATGAGAAGTGCAGCTAAGCGAGGCACAGCCGTACACACATTAACAGAAGACTATTTAAACAATAAAGAACTATCAAAACAGGCAGTATTGCCCACAGCGCTATTTACTATACTTAAAACCGAATTGGATCATATAAATAATATTGTTATGCAAGAAGAAAGTTTGTGTAGCCATAAATGGGGCGTTGCAGGTAGAGTAGATTGTATTGCTGAGTTTAAAGGTAAACTATCAGTAATAGATTTTAAAACCTCAACAAAGGATAAAAAGGAAGAGTGGGTAGAGAATTATTTTATACAAACGGCTGCTTATTGTGAAATGTATGAAGAACAATATGGACAACCAATTGAACAAATAGTTATATTAATAGTAACCGAAGAAGGCGCAACTCAAACATTCATTAAAAACAAAAAAGATTACTTACCCCTATTAAAACCAGCAATAGAGGAGTTTCATAAGAAATTTAAAGCAGATGGGAAAATTAATTAAAACATTATGTGGACTATTTTTTATATTATGTTGTACCAATTTATATGCAGAAACAAAACAATATAACTTTTGGTGGGAACAATTGCCTGCTGTCTGTTCAACTTCAGACGAAATTAAAAGGTGGGCAACAGATAAAAATTTTATACCACTTAATGTCAGTTATGGCAGAAAAGGTGGCAAACCAGACGGAGAAATTGTTTATATGATTATGTATTGGATGAATGACAAAAGAGAAACATTTGCTTCAGTACAGGCACCAGATAAACCACAACAAACTTGTATATTGTTTAGAACATTTGATTTAACACTGAACCAAAATTTGATGAATAAAAAGAATTATTAATGAATTTAATGTTGAAGGTTAGATAATAGTTGGAGAAGACTCGGGTTCAACTCCCGACATCTCCACCATAAACACATTGATTTCAAGTGTGCTTATGGGGGATGTGTGGTATCGATTCACAATCAAAACTAACTGGAGTTAGATAGTAGGTTGCTACTTTAAAGGACAAACATATAAAAGCTAACGAAAGTTATGCTCTTGCTGCCTAGTTAATAGGTAACGGCGTTTGATAGTATATCGTGGCAACAGAAAAACTATCGTATATTATGGGAACGTATTTGGGCAACAGAAGCAGGCTTGACTTTTTATAACAAATATAGTATAATGTAAATATGAATGATTGAAAGTATTATAACACCGAATAAATTTGCTTTAATTATAGAGGATATAGTTAAAACAAAACGGATAAGTTATATAGACGCAATTTTAGAGTATTGTAAAGATAATGAAATTGATCCTAGTAATACTAAATCAATGATTAATAAAACATTGAAAGAAAAAGTAGCATTTGAGGCACAAAATCTTAATATGCTTAAAGAAAAGGTAGCAAAACTACCACTATAAAATGGAGAATATATGTTTGACGATAAAATAAATATGCAAGTACCTTTTGTTCATTTTAAAGTAAGAGAATTAGGTGATTGGGTTGAAACCAATACAGATACTTACTTTAAGGATAAAAGAGTAATAGTATTCTCTTTACCAGGTGCTTTCACACCAACTTGTTCCAATCAACAATTACCAGGCTACGAAAAACAGGCAAGTGTTTTCAAACAACACGGCATAGATGAAATTTACTGTATGTCAGTAAATGATTCTTTCGTTATGAATGCTTGGGCAGCAAATCAAAAATTAGAAAATGTAAAAGTCATACCAGATGGTAATGGACAATTTACACAGGAGATGGGAATGCTTATTCAAAAAAGAGATAAGTGTTTTGGTCAAAGGTCTTGGAGATATGCTATGATAGTTGTTAATGGCGTAATTGAGCAAATGTTTGTAGAACCAGGTAAAGGAGACGACATACCAGAAGACCCTTATGGAGAATCTTCAGCAGAAAATGTGTTAAAATATTTACAAAGTCTTAAAGGCTTAAAGGTTAAAGAGTGAATGGCTTTGAAGTTTATAAAATCTATCTGGCAATCAAATTACATTTCACAAGTAAAAACCAGAGTTACAACTACCATAAACACGGTGGCAGAACAACTGCTCGGCTTGAAACCTTTACTAAAAGAAGGGATAAATACTTCTTTCACAAGCTTTCTAGAGCTTATAGTAATAATAATATTGTCGATTATTTTGTTAGTAATTTTGTCACTAATACTAATCTTTGGATTGGCGATATCATTGGGCGATCTGGTGATGAGAACTATAAACTCTGGTCAAAAAAATTAGAGGCATTACATTATTATTATGAACAAGATATAGACTATATATTAAGTAAGATAACAAAGAAATTAAGTTTTGATGATTTATTTACATCTAAAGGAGGACAACACCCACCTATACTTAAATACTTTTTATCTAAAAGGATAAACTTTGAAACACTTTTAATACTAGATGATATTTTGAAGTTTTCAAAAAGATTAAATAAAGATATACAAGAGAAAGTATTATGGCCCAAATTATATGATAGAATGACTAGATATAAACCTTTTCTAAAATATAATATAACAAAATACAAGATGACATTAAAAAAGAAGATAAAGGATATATAATAATATGGAAATAAAATGTTGTTTATGTAGAGTTTTAATGACTCGTAATACGAAAGATATTTCTAAAGGACAACCAACTTTTAATAATCCATCACCGCTTGGAAAAAATATTGGTGATGTGTGTTGTGATTCTTGTGATACAACGAAGGTAACACCAGCAAGAATAAAAC